AACAGCAAGCTGCGGGATAGTCTTAACACCTGTAAAATCAACATCAGAATTATAGTCACCCGGTGGCATAAGACGACTAAAACGATCGGGAGAACTTGGACACACAGCCATAGGATGCGCTGCCAAAAAAGGAACATTCAACGTCGCAGCAAAATAAACCTTAGAAGGAACATTAGTATCGGTACCAGTACCATTATTCCAATCAACCGTCGGTTCCTGAACATCATAAGGATAAGCCGGAACATTAAAATTAACATTCTGAGGAAACGTCTGCACCAACTTGTTAAAATCCGGAGCAGCTGCTATTGTACCCTTATTAAACAAATCAGAACGAAGAATCTCAATGAACAAATCAGAACGATTCCACGACAACTCGTCGCGATCAGAATCAACCTTCCTATCCCTCGGATAAAACATCGTTTCAAAATAATGGTCCAAAAACTCTAAATTGCCATAACGCTGCCAGAAATAGGAAGCTTGCGTACGATACTCAGCCTTCGACACAGAAGAGGTAGAAGTAGTAAAAAAAGTAGGCCGATAAGTTCCGGGATGAGCAAAAGAAAAAACACCCCAAGAAGAATACGAATAATAATTGCGAACGATATCCCAATAACCTAAATAAGTATCTGCATTCACAGTAATAAACTTCGACGCTGTCTTAAGAATAGTATCAGCAGCAGGCACAGTATTAACGTTATAATTGATAATAGGACTATTAGCAACACGAAGCCACGACATCAAACTATTTGGAAGTGCAGCACGATGATTAAACGGCATAACCTGACTAAAAAATGCAGAAGTAGCAGGACGCGGATACATCAAAGAAGTGTACGAACCAAGACCTTTACTATCTACACAACCGGGAATAAAGTTAAACGTCAAATCGTTCATATCAAACTTAGACGAATTAACTCGCATTTCAGGATGATACAATTGCAAAGGAACCCAAAACCGATGCAGCCGAAGTACATAAGGGTTAAACGATGGAACACCCAAGGGATTTGAACGGACATCAATACCTTGATGCAACGTAACTCGATCACGAGCATTGACAAACTGAATACGGACCGGGTAAATAATACCCGGCGTAATAGAAAACGCCTTATTCTCGGGCATATCATACCGAGAATAGCCATTTACAGCATGAGAAATAAAAGGTTGCTTACCCATAAACTATTTTATTAAAAAAAGGATTAGAAGAATCAACACCAAAACAGTCTACCCAAAAATCAATAACATCAGAAGTTACCGCAAGAAAACTCGGGCGACACGTAACCTTACTCAAAAACTCCCGAAGCTTCACAAGGCGCGAAAAACCTCCTTTAACAACACGGGAAAAGTCGGAGGGACGAAGGACCCTCTCAGCAACTTCACGAAGAAAGCCAAGAGCCAAAGAACTCCCGAAAGCACTAGCATAGGTCCAAGCAGTAGAAATCTTACGAAAAAGTAACGCATCCTGAGAAAGATACTTATCATAATAGCGAGGAATTCGATACCGATAAACATCACCAGTCTGATGATCTGTGTAAGACCAAAGACCAGAAGCAACACCGGGAGCTTTAAAATCACCCAAATAATCGCCAACACCTGCCGAAACAAATTTACGGCGATATCGACTATTCTGAAGAAAGTCATAAAGATTAGTTTTTAATTTACCAACAGTAATAGGAAGAGACTTCGCAAAATCAACAGAACGCTCGTCCATATAAACAGACTTGCCAACATACTTCACAACATACCGAAGACGCTTATCCGTAATAGATGAAATCCAAACAAAACCTAAATCCTTAACGGCTTCACGAATAGCATTATAAGAACAAGAAACATCCCAAAGAACACCATGAAAATGAAGACGAGGCTCATTACCTTGCTCCGGATGCATTCCAAATTCTTGAAAAACAGCATGTTTAATAGAATGACCAAAACGCCGGCGAACACGTTCAAACCACATGCGAATAAAAGAAGAAGGATTCAACAATGCACTATCGTAATACTCCGGAGCGATCGTAATCGTAACAAACACAGAGTTATGATGCAAACTCTTCTGATACTTAGTTTCACGCTCTAAGCGAACATACCAATCATTACGCTGCTGCCGCAAACACTCCTCACAACGACCACAAGGAACCATAATACGCTGAGTAAAATAATCCCAAGGCCGATTCATCAACAAAACCTTCCGATCAGTCAAACCTATAGTCCTAGAACTATATGCTCGATTCCTTATCCAAATGGGAGACAGACACATCTTTTACATCAAAATAAATACCGGGATACTGTTCAAACAACAAACGAACGTAATCCGAAGCCTCTTTATACGAACGGAAACGCCGAATAACCTTAAAACGCTTGCCTACACGCTTTCTTACGAAAAAAGGCGCATAGGCAAGCTCAAAACGCTGATAGTAACCAGAACTCATCAAAGAACTTTTCCTCCTAAAGGACGAACTACAATTCGCTTACCTCCTTTACCTCTAGTCTTCTTCTTCCTGCTCATACTTAGACAAACTTTTTTCATCAACCTGAACCAAAATCATACCTTGCATCTGAGCGGAAGCAGGCAAAAGCTTCATTTCAAAAGTAGATGCGCCGAAAGACAAAGCCTTAATGAAACCAGCAAGCTCCCTGTCAAACAAATAATAACATCCTTTAGGCAAGAAAACAGAGCTAAAGTCCAAATACATAGAAAACTTAGAAGCTTCAAAATCCAAAGAACAAGCCAAATCATAACTCTTAAAAGAACCGTCAGGTTCTTCCTGACTAAAGGAAACCAAATAACCTCCATTCGCAAGAGGATAATTTGAAATCACCACCGAAATAAGCGGATTTTTAACAGAACCAGAAGACTTCAACGTGTCTTCAGTAATAACATTAGATGACATAATAAAATAAGATTTAAAATTCAAAGGCAAAAATAAACAAAAAAAACCAAACTCCAAATAATCAACGACGGAATTGACGACTAGTTGTACTAGTATGCTTAGTCCAACCTGCACCATCAGGAGCAGGAACTAAGTCCTCTGTAACATCCTCAAATCTTTGCACAGGAGGAGCTGTAGAAAGAACCTTTGCTCCAGAAACATGTCCAGCAGCAGAAATAGCTCCACTAACAGCAGTATTAACAACACTATAGCCAAAACGGTTCTTCTCAGAACGAAGCTCCCAGCGGTTGGTGTACATATCATACTGAAAATCCTGCAAATTAAGTTTCATATATTCTCTGCGAATTTCCTTGCCGGTCATCTTGACCGTACGCTCAACCTTTCCTTTCTCGTTGATAATAGGAACCTCAACCTGCGTATTCCAATTCACATCAAACCAGTTCTCCAAATCATCCGCAGTCAATTCATTCACACGGGCCAGCTGATCCTGATTAGAAGAAGAAGACTTCAAATAAATAGCCCGAGCAGTCAACAACTGCAACTCTCCTTCAAGCAAATCATCAACATAACCGGTACGAGTCTTAAGCTGATAATACTCTTCCTTAGCCTTACCAAGATCAGCCTTAATCATCTCTAAATTATAACCAAAAGCAGCATCTTTCAACTCGTTATCAATAGAATAGGACAAAGTTATCGCAGTATTCAACCTTGCACGCGATGTAGATTCAGTGATTCCTGCTTCAGCAAGTCCTGCCTGCGCCTTCATCAGACGTTCACGCAAATCTTTATCCAAAGTCTGAGACTTATACCAATCAGCCTCAGCATCATTAAGAGCAGCAGCTGAACGCTCACGCTCCTGCTGAGCATCTTTCAACTGAATATCCGCATACGCAGAAGGATTACCAGCAAGAGCAGCAAGACCCCCACCGGAGCCACTAGCCACAGGACCATGACCGGATGGGGCCCCACCGCTAGCGGTGGGTATAGTAGCAGAAACACCAACGCCAGACTGACCAAGAACAGCAGCAGGATTAAGACCAGCAGCCAAATTACGTTCAAGAACAGCAGAAGGATCATTATACGCATTCTGATAATCAAACATCTGCTTGTCATGAGCCAACTGAAATTCCGCAGACTTAGACATCTGTTCAAGTGCATACTGCTGCTGCAATGCCATTTCCTTCTGCTTATACTTCCAATTACGACGAGCAGAAATACCACCAAACAAGGCATCAGCAATACCGGCACCAGCAGAAGCACCAGCAGAAGAAGCTGCATTCAGACCAAGCGACTGACCCATCAAAGCAGCAAAACCAGCAGCAGGCATATTAAGGAAGCTTTAAATTAGACTGAACATCAAGTTTAACCGTATCACAATGAACACCGGAAGAACGATAAATCAACTTCCGAGTACATGAAGCAGCAAAATAAACAGATAAAGCCGTAAGAATGGAAATCAACATTGTCCAAAAACTCTTCTTACGATAAAACGGTACCTTTTCCATAACAAAAACATCAATAAGAAACCATAAGAAAATACGCTATCGAAACCGCAATTCGATATCCAATTTTGATGTTCAAAGCAAACATCAAAACCGGTCCGCGCACATATCATATATTGTCTAGTAAAGGGATATGTAATTTTCTTTTAAAAACAATAAGTTTATACGGCCAGCACGCCGACTCCGTCGACATAAAGTGCTGATTATGAAGGTGCTAGACGCTACCTGCGGTGCGAGGTAGGAAAGTGGACAAGGGCCCGAAGGGAACACCTAGATGATCCCTTCGGAAACTCTAAACCCTATCAATCTTCTCTCTCCGGCTTAGCGTTCGAAGACGAACGCTGCCGTTCAAGAAAGTCATCAATAACACCCTGTCCACTCTCCAAACCATCAAACTTGTCAATCCGGGAAAACGAGTTCGGATCGAAGTCCAGCGGTGGGTCATAACTCTCACCTTTCCGAAAATCAGAATCCGACGCCTGAACATCAGGACGACCAGGCAAAACATCTACAGAACCGGAACCATTCAAGACCGACATAATTCGCTCACCTCGAGACCTATACTCAGGAAAGTCTTCAATCATATACTCCAACATATCAACGACTAGATAAACGAGTTGCAAAAGACTTGTTCACAAGATTCTTAACAACTACTTTGTACGACATATTAACAAAAAAGTTATCCTCCATATCTGATGCAAAAGGATTATTAACAGTATTCAAATTGGTAAAGAGCATAGAAGGACTAATCTCATTCGGATTTGAAGACAAACCAATCAGATAAAAATCTCGCTGCTGCACCCAATAAGACTGTAACGGAACAGAAGCCTTAGGCGTAAGAGTAGACTGTAAAGAACCTAACACCTCATCATAAGAAGACCGAAATTCATTATAACACGGCTCCTTGGCTACGGTTATACTCTGAGAAGCGGAACCAGCGTTCCAACCATAACCAATACGCCAAAAAGGAACATCTTGATAACCAATATCATTATAAATCGGATTAAAATAATCAGCACCACGATATTCCAAATAATCGGGACGTATACCCGTCCAAAAATAAACAGGTCTAATCGTCAGCATATCAAAGATATAACCGGGCTCCTTAAAATAATAAGTTTGTTCTCGACCAAGCACAGTATTAAACGCAATAGAGCCACCCATCTGACCAAGTGCAGCAGCTTCACCACCTGCAAAACCGGACTGACCGGCTTGATTCATAACAACCTGGCTATTAACCATAACGGACGAACTAAAAAGAAGCTTCGGACGATCCACATGTTCAATCTTAGAGGCAAAGAACGTATAAAGCCAATCAGAATAACGAGAACCGGATGCACCAATAAGATCTTTATACTCCTGCAAACGTGTCGCAACAGCAAGCTGCGGGATAGTCTTAACACCTGTAAAATCAACATCAGAATTATAGTCACCCGGTGGCATAAGACGACTA